CCGCGAAATCGTTGGGCGCTGCCCTGCGTGCGAGAAGGCCGCCATTGTCGAACGAGAGGCGAAGCAGCAGGCCGAGGAAACCCGCCTGAAGCGCGAGGCGATGACCCGCAAGTTGGGGTCGGCGCTGATCCCGAAGCGTTTCGCCGACCGCACCCTGGCCAACTATCGCGTCGAGCACGAAGGGCAGCGTAAAGCCCTGGCCTTTTGCACGCGCTACGTGGCGGCATTCGAGGAGATCGAGCGCACCGGCCGGTGCCTGATGCTGTTGGGCAAGGTCGGCACCGGCAAGACCCATCTGGGTGCCGGCATGGCCAACGAGCTGATGCGCAACACTTCGGCCACCGCCGTCTACCGGACCGTTGGCGCGATTCTGCAATCCATCCGGGCGACCTACGACCGCCACAGTGAGCAGTCCGAGGCCGACATCCTATCCAGCCTGATCGAGCCGTCATTGCTGGTGCTGGACGAGGTCGGGGTCAGCAAGGAGCAGCCGAGCGAGTTCGAACTGACCACCCTGTTTTCGATCATCAACGGGCGCTACGAGCAGATGCGCCCCACGGTGGTGATCTCCAACCTGGAGGCCGGCCAACTGCGCCACGCCATGGGCGAGCGGTGTTATGACCGCCTGCGCGAGGGCGGCGGGGTGGTGGTGCCCTTCGAGTGGGAATCGCACCGTGGCAAGGAGGAAGCATGAGTCCAGCTATGGCCTTCAACGGCATTCCGATTTACGTCAGCGAGCACCTGCCCAAGACGAAAACTGTTCGCTGGAAGACTGAGCGGAAGTGGTGCCATTGGAAAGACGCACCTGGCCTTCGCTATCGCGTAAATGCCAAGGAGGTCCCTTGCGACACCATGGTCATGCTTGGTGGCCGGGTGTTCGTCTCTCCCGAAGGCTTGGCGAAAATCCAAACCCAGCTGGGAAAGGCGGTTTGATGAAATCGGTGACTATGAAGCCTTTGCGCCAGGGTTCTCTGCGTGCCAAACCCGTCGATCGGGAAGGGCAGGAGCAGGCCGCGCTGATTCAAGAGCTGCAGCTGCGCTACCCGCAGGCTTACAAGCTGATCTACCACGTGCCGAACGGCGGTCACCGGGTCAAGGCCGTGGCCGCCAAGCTGAAAGGGCAGGGCGTGAAGGCCGGGGTGCCCGACCTGGTGCTGCCGATGGCGCGCGGCGGCTACTTCGGCCTGTATATCGAGTTCAAGGCCATGCCACCGTTCGATGCGCCGGTGTCCCCCAGCCAGGACGCTTACCTGCAGGCGCTCGGCGATCAGGGCTATCTGGCGATCGTGTGCCGGGGCAACATCGATGCCGTCGAGGCCATCCGCGCCTACCTGCTGCTCCCTGCGACGGTGGCCGCATGAGCGCGACCCGTGAAGTGAAGCTGAGCGAGGCCGAAGTGCGCCGGCAGGCCGCCGACAAGTCTGTGCGCGACCTGCGCGACCCACGCCACCCAGGCCTCTACCTGCGCTTCTGGAGCAACCGCGAGCGTGGCACCTGGCACCTGGTGCGCGGCAAGAAGTGGGTACCGGTTGCCCGCTGGCCCGACCTGAGCGTATCGGCGGTGCTGGCCGAGCTCCCCGCGCTGCGTCAGCGCCTGCTGCGATCCCCGGCCACGGCGCCGGTGGTCTCGGGCATGGTCACCGTGGGCCAATTGCTGGACTGGTACGGCAACCGCATGGCCCGTGACCGCTCGCTGTCGGCCAAGCGCAAGGCCGGCGCCCGCTCAGCCATTGCTCAGCACCTGAAGCCGCGTCTGGATGACCTGGCCGTGGCCGATGTAACCGCCGATGCCCTGGACAAGCAGCTGATGTGGCCGTGCCAGGCCGAGGTGTCGCTGTCCTACCTGCGACAGATGTTCGCGCTGCTTCTGACCGCTTTCCGACAGGCCCTGCAGCTGGGCCTGATCGACCGCAACCCAATGGCCGGGATGCGATTCAACGACTTCACCAAGGCCAAGATCCTGCCCAAGGCCGCGCGGCTGCGTGACGTGCAACTGCCCGAGTTGATGCAGCAGCTGGCCCAGGCCTTCGAAGCGGCACCGGGTGATGCCATGTTGGCCCTGATGATGCTGGCCCACGGCACCCGTATCGGCGAGACCCGCATGGCGCGCTGGAGCGAGATCTCCCTGGCGGCGGCCGAGTGGTTCATTCCCGCGGCGAACACCAAGACCCGCACCGAGCACCGTCTGCCACTGACCGCCCAGGTCGAGGCGCTGCTGATCCGGTACCGGGCCGTTCAGCAGGCCGGAGGCTACGAGGGCGTGTACCTGTTCCCGAATCGTCGCGGCTTGTCGTTGAGCGAGACCCAGGCCAGCGCCGTGTTCACCCGCCTGGGGCAGGGCAAATGGACCAGCCACGACCTGCGCAAGGTGTCCCGCAGCACCTGGACTGACCTCGGCATCGACGGCCACATCGGCGAGATGCTGCTGAACCACACGCTGGGCAAGATCGCCAGCACCTACATCCACACCCAGGCCATGCAGCAGCGTCGCGCAGCCCTGGAGAAGTGGCACGCCTGGCTTGATCAGGTTGGATTCGCAGCCATCCACGGCCTTACCAAGGCCTTATCCGAAATTTCGCAGAATTCGCCCGAGGCCACAGCAGCCGTGGCGCCGAACGACCTTACCGCATTTGTAATTAGCGAGGATTCGAAATGACAGTTGCTCAGTTTGCTTACCAGGCCGCGGGCCTGCTGCTGGCCTACTACATCGGCTGGCTTCGTGCTCATCACACGGTTGCCGCTGAGTGCGAACGCCTGGGTGGCTTCTATGTGGGTCCCAAGACATTCCGCTGCGTGAAGGTTGAGGGATCGAAGGAATGAGGAAAAGCCACGGCCCAGCCTTGAAGAAGGCCGTGGTCCAGCTGGAAGAGTGCCCTTTGTGCCGTGGGAGAGCGGTCACCAAGGGCTTGTTTCACGAGCTGCCATGCGAGCACTGCAACGCCTCGGGCTGGGTAGCGGCTGCAACTGGCGAGGCCTTGGCCCTGGACGAACTGGTGACCCAGCTCAGCATGAGGCTGCGGGCCGCGCTCCGGCAGATCGAGCAGCTGAAGAACCTTCAGGCATCCGGGCCTGAGGCCGCATATCAGGGAAGCAACCGGCGCGGCGCCGGCGGCACCAACTACACCGGGGATTGAGGGGGAAGTGCATGAGCAATGTAGAAAGGTCGGCTGAGGATCTGCTGGAACACTGGGGGCGCTGGGTGGTGCTCGGATCGGGGGTGTCGTGCTGCGCATCGCGGGAGAACACCATACTCGACCCTATGATTTCCGACGACGACGCGCTATTCATTGACCGTCTAGTCGGGCGCCTTCGAAAGCGCTATCCAGAATGCGGCCAGGTCATCATCAAGTACTACACCTCACGCGACACGTCGCTCAAGGATGTCGGTAAAAAGCTGGGCTTCGGGGAGGAGAAAACTAGGCAACTTTGGAAAGCAGGTGTGGCCTGGATTGATGGTGCGCTCGATACCCGGCGCGAAGCTGCTTGACAGCCCCGGGGAGTATCAGTACATTTCACGTTACTTTGCGGTTTTTCCGCGTGCAAAGCCCGTTCCTAGGAGCGGGCTTTTCGCTGTCTGGGGATAGGCTTCCCAGCGCTAAGGACGTACATCATGGATGAGCTAAGCCCTTCTGTTTGGTTTCCCGTAGTCACCTTGGTCGTCGGGGTGATGCTCAAAGCGGGTTTCGATGTCCTGATTGAAGGCAGGAAAGCGGCAGTCGAAAAAGCAGTGCGATTCGAAAAGCGCAAAGAAGCAATTTTGATGCAGCGGATTGAATCCCAACGAAAAGCGCTGGGTGACCTTCAGGTGGCTATTTCCATCCTGGTTCGCTGCTCCTCTTTGGGTCACATTTCGGATGCAGACGTTTTCCACAAGACCGGGATTTGGGGCAAGGCTATGCTGCCAGAGGACTTAAACGAGCAAACCCGAGCCGCATTCCGCGAGGTATCGCTGATAAAGGTCAGGATCCACGATAGTCGGCTAAGAACCGCTGTCGATGAGCTGTCGGAACTCTGCTCTCAACTGCCGTTTGCCAGCTCGTTCAAAGAGTCGGAAAACACTGTGTTCGCCGCTGGTAACCGGTTCGCGATAGTCAACGAAATGATTGGAGAGACCTTGAGGGCTTTGGAAGGCGATGAACAGGCACTCTTGGTTTAAGCTACAGCACACACCTAAAACATAGGCACACTCAAGCCTCAGCATCCGCTGGGGCTTTTCGTTTCTGGAGACATCGATGGACCCGACCGACCTCGGCCCAGGCACAGCCACCTGGCTGGGCGGAACGGGCACTGTATTGCTCGGCGGCTTCCTTTGGCTGAGGAAGTTCCTCTCGAAAGATGCCGCAGACCGCGCCATGGATAACGCCGATATCGGCACCGTCCGCCGCTTGAATGAATTGCTCGACTCCGAGCGCGAAGCCCGCAAGCTGGCGGAAGCCCGCGCTGATCAGTTCGCCAAAGAGCGCAATGATCTGGCGATATCGGTCGGGCGCCTGGAGGGCAACATCCTAGCCTTGACCAGGCAGGTTGAGCAGCTGACCGACAAGGTCACCACCCAAAGCGAGGAGATCTCGCGGCTTCGCGCTCAGCTTGGAGGTGCCAAGTGATGGACAAATGCGCATTGGAATTCATAGCCCGACGCTGGTGGCGACGGGCTGAGGTATGGATCATCGCCATACTGCTAATCGCGGGTGGTGCGGTACTGGGTTGGCAGTCGGCTTATTGGGCCATGGCGAGCACCCAGGCACGCCAGGTCGACGAGATTCGCCAAGCCTACGACGCCGCCATGACTGAGCGTGATAAGCGCCTGGATGAGCTGACCAGCAAGGCCGAGAGTGCCGCGACCAAGGCATCGAAGGCAGCAACCACCGCGACCCAAGCAGCCGACAAGGCCGATGAGGCTCTCAACAGAGTGACGCAGTGATGGCCAGGCTAAAGACCTTGGGTTCACGCATCAAGGAAAGCGCAGGATCACGGGTCAAGACGGTCGCGCCAGGCAGCTGGCGGAGCGGAATGACCAGTTCCCAGCGAGGCTACGACTACAAGTGGCAGAAGGCGCGCGAGCAGTACCTGCGAGACAACCCGCTCTGCGTGTACTGCGCGAGGATTGGTCGAACCGCCGGCGCGAATATCGTCGACCACATCGTTGCGCACCGAGGCGACAAGGATCTCTTCTGGGATCAGGGCAACTGGCAGCCCCTCTGCAAGCCCTGCCACGACTCGGTCAAGCAGGCCGAGGAAGCTGCTGCTGGCCTGGCTGGCTGAAGCCGGCGATCGGCGCCGGAAGGGTTCGCGGCACGCCAGTGACGTGCCGCTAGGTGGGGGGAGGATAAAATATAGCGATTCTCACGTAGCTAGACCGCCTCCGATCCCACGCACAGATTTTTTCCCCCCACAGGATTTTTGTTAAATGGCTTTAACACCCAAGAAGCGCGCATTTATCGCCGCGCTGAGGGGAGGTGCGTCCAATCGAGACGCAGCCATTGCGGCGGGATGCCCAGCAAAATCAGCATCTGCAGCCGGATCACGGCTGGCCAAGGATCCCGATGTTGCCGCCGAGCTGAAGAAGCTTCGAGCGCTCGGCCTGATGCCTGGTGATGTTAAAGCTGATGTTAAAGACGATGTTAAAGGCGGCGCTTGCGAGCAGCCCGCGAGCACATCGCCGACTGAGCCCGCAGCAGCTGCCCACAGCCTTGAAGGTGAGTGGGAGCCGGCCGGTTTCGACCTCTCCCAGGCGCTATCCCACAAAGACCCGAAAGACTTCCTGCTCGCGGTCATGAATGACCTGGGCACCGAGGCCAAGCTGCGCGTTGATGCAGCCAAAGCCCTGATGCCCTTCGTGCATGCCCGTAGAGGGGAGAGCGGCAAGAAGGAGCAAGCAAAAGATAAAGCTGCCGAGGCAGCTGCTGGTAAATTCGGCGCCCGTCGCGGCCCGCTGCGATCGGTGAAGTGATGGACTGGACCACTGCATGCCCTGACTGGGAAAAGCGCATCGTTGCGCGCCAGAGCCTGATCCCGTTCGACCCGCTGTTCCCGAGCGAGGCTGAGGAAGCTCTGGAGGTGTTCGGCGCCCTGCGAATGGTCGATGCCACCGGCAGCCCGCTGATGTGCGAGACCGTTCGCGACTGGGTGAATCAGTTCGTGGCCGCAATCTTCGGCGCCTACGACCCCGACGAGGGCCGGCGCCTAGTCAGCGAGTTCATGCTGCTGATCAGCAAGAAGAACGGCAAATCGACGATCGCTGCCGGCATCATGCTGACGGCTCTGATCCTCAACTGGCGACCATCGGGCGAGTTCATCATCCTGGCTCCCACCAAGGAGATTGCCGACAACTCCTACATCCCGATCCGCGACATGGTGCGGGCCGATGAGGAATTATCGGCGCTGCTCAAAGTTCAAGACCACATTCGGACGGTGACCCATCACCAGACCAATGCGACCTTGAAGGTGGTGGCAGCCGACAGCGAGACCGTGTCTGGCAAAAAGGCAATCGGTGTGTTCATCGACGAACTCTGGGTGTTCGGCAAGCGGAACAATGCTGAGGCCATGCTTCGCGAAGCAACTGGCGGCCTGGCGTCACGCCCCGAGGGCTTCATCATCTGGGCCACCACTCAATCCGATGCGCCGCCGGCCGGCGTGTTCCGGCAGAAACTCATGTACGCCCGCAAGGTGCGCGACGGCGAGATCGTCGACAAGTCGTTCTTGCCGGTGCTGTACGAGTTTCCAAAGGCGATGCTCGACGCTGGAGCGCATCGAGACTTTTCCAACGCTTACATCACCAACCCCAATCTGGGCCTGTCGGTTGATGAGCCATTCATTGAGCGTGGCTATGCCCAGGCGCAGATGGATGGCGAAGAGTCGTTCCGCGGCTTCCTAGCCAAACACCTCAACGTCGAGATCGGCTTGGCGCTGCTCTCAGATCGTTGGGCCGGCGCCGACTACTGGGAGCGGCAGGCGTCGGATGACTGCCGGACGCTGGAGGACCTGATAGAGCGGTGCGAGGTGATCGACATCGGCATCGACGGGGGTGGCCTTGATGACTTGCTTGGCTTTGCCGCAGTGGGGCGCGAGCGCGATAGCCGCCGGTGGCTTACCTGGACGCATGCCTGGGCTCACCCCTCGGTGCTGGAGAGGCGCAAGGCCGAGGCGCCCCGCATCCGTGACTTCGCCAACGATGGGCACCTGACGCTGGTTGAGCGCATCGGCGACGACGTGGACCAAATCGCCGAGCTTGTCGCCCAGGTGGAGGAGGCCGGCCTACTCGATCAGGTAGGGCTCGACCCGGTGGGAATTGGCGCGATCCTCGATGCCCTCGAGGCCCGGGGCATCCCTCGCGAGAAGATCGGTGGAGTGAAACAGGGTTACACGCTCGGCGGAGCAATCAAGACCGCTGAGCGCAAGCTGGCAGAAGGCGGTATGTGGCATGGCGGTCAACCCCTGATGGCCTGGTGCTGCGGGAACGCCCGCGTCGAGCCCAGAGGCAACGCAATCCTCATCACAAAGCAGGCCAGCGGATCGGCAAAGATCGACCCCCTAATGGCTCTGTTCAATGCCGTGACGCTCATCGCTCTGAACCCAGAGGCGCAGGGCGGGATGGCTGACTACCTCGAAAACGGATTCTTTGAACTCATAGGCTGACCATGGCATTCAAATGGTACAACCCCGCGACTTGGGACTTCTTCAGCTATACGGACCCGGTCACGGGCAACAGCGTTGATGTGGACCTGGAGGTCGGAGGCAAACGCACCAAGGCGGGGGTAAGAGTCAGCGCAAAGACAGCATTATCGATCAGCATGGTCTGGTCCTGCGTCAAGATCCTTTCCGAGTCGTTGAGCGGTCTCCCGCTCAAGCTTTACGAGGACAAGGACGGCGGCCGGGCGTTGGTGACCGGTAACGACCGAATGCTCAAGCTGCTGCGCAAGCCGAACCCCTACATGACCATGCTGAACTTCCTCAAGTTCGTGGTCGTGAACATGGCACTGCGAGGCAACGCCTTCGCCCTGATCGAGCGGAACAGGAATGGTGACCCGATCGGTCTGGTACCGCTGGATTGGCGGACGGTTAAGATCGACACCGAAGACGACCTGCTTTATGTGGTCGAGCCAAGTGAGGGCGCCCCCTACCCGGTGTCGCCCGAGAACATGCTGCATTTCAAGCTGTTCAGCCTGGATGGCATCGTTGGCCTCTCGCCGATCGAGCACCAGGCCGAGACCATGGGGCTGGCGAAGGCCGGCCAGCAGTGGTCGGCGCGCTTCATGCGCAAGGGCGGCTTTACCGGCGGCTACGTCATCTACGAGCAGTTCCTGACCAAGGCCCAACAGGCTCAGGTCATGGAGAAGTTTCCCGATGTGCGAAAGGCCGACGCCGACGACATCGGCAAGATGGCGATTCTCCAGGGCAACCCTAAGATCGTCCCGGCTGGCATCAGCCAGAGGGATGCGCAATTCATCGAGTCGCAGCAGTTCCAGGAAGAAGCCCTGGCGGGCATCTACGGTGTGCCGCTCTGGCTGGCCAACCGCGCCGGCAAGACCTCAATCATGGGCTCCAACCTTGAGCAGCAGCTCACCGGCTACATCACCTTCGGCCTCAAGCCCTTCATCGATGCGGTAGAGGACGAGTTCAACGACAAGCTCTATCGAACGGCGACGCGCTTTTGCGAATTCGCCGTCGAGGGCCTGCTGCGTGCGGATAGCGCCGGCCGTGCCACCTACTACGGAAGTGCACTTGGCGGTTCGGGCGGCTCCGGCTGGATGACCATCAACGAAGTCCGCGTGAAGGAAAACCTGCCTCCCCTGGAAGGCGACGAATACAACCGGGTCACCCGGTGGGAGATGGAGAAGAATGGTGAACCTTGAATGTCCGTTTGAGCTCAAGTCCGTTGACGAGGCCGGCAACTTCGAGGGCTACGCGGCGGTATTCAACAACGTGGACCTTGGTGACGATGTGATCGTGCCCGGGGCCTTCACTCGGGTGAAGGCAACCCGAGGCGGCAAGCTCAAGCTTGCCCTGTATCACGACCTGACCCGCCTGGTCGGCGCCGCCGACTTCACCTCGGACGATCATGGCCTGCTCCTGAAAGGGCAGGTCAATCTCAAGGTCAGCTACGCGCGCGACGCATACGAGCTGATGAAAGACGAAGTCCTCGACAGCATGTCGATTGGCTTCAACACCCTAAAGGCTGATTTCGAGGAGCGCGCTGGCCGGCGTGTTCGCGTCATCAAGGAGGCCGAACTGTGGGAGGCCTCCTTTGTCCCGTTCGGCATGAATCCCGAGGCACAAGTCCTCAGCGTCAAGTCGGATATCAGGCTTTTCGAGAAGGCTCTGCGCGAACGCATGGGCCTCTCGCAGAAGGAAGCGGCGGCAGTCGCTTCGCTCGGCTACACCGCGCTACGCCGTGACGGCGGGAGCGAGGCCACGGCGATCGTGGATGAGCTGAAAGACATTTCCAACCTGTTCACCCACCATTTCGGAGTAGCACGATGAGCGAAGTAAAAGAATTGAAGGACTCCCTGGAGCTGCAGCTGAAGAGCGGCTTCGAGGGGCTGCAGAAGAAGTACGATGCGGCCATGGACGAGGTCCAGAAAGGCAACCAAGTGGCTGGCGACCTGAAAAAGCAGATCGAAGACCAGAAGGGCGAGCTGCAAAAGGTCATCGACCAAGTCGTGGACCTGGAGCAAAAAGGCGTCAAGCTGCGCGGCCAACCAGGCGAGGGCAAAAGCTTCATCGACCTGATCAAGGGCGACGAGAGCTACAAATCCCTGAAGCGCGGCGGTGGCCTGGCCGAACTCGATGTGACCAAGTCCGACATGGCCAGCATGAAGGAAATGAAGGTCACCAGCGCTGGCATCGTTGCCCCGCAATACGATCCAGTGATCCAGCCGGGTATTCGCCAGGAGCTGCGCATTCGTGATCTGCTGACTGCTGTGCCGGTGTCGGGCCAGAACTACACCTACTTCCGCGAGAACCTGCACACCCGCGGTGCGGCTCCGGTGGCCGAGGGCGGTCTGAAGCCGACCAGCAACGTCACCTTCACCACCGAAACCGACCGCGTAAAGAAGATCGCGGTCTGGATGCCGGTGACCGACGAGGCGTTGGACGACGTCCCTCAGCTGTTCGCCTACCTGCAGCAGCTGCTGCGTTACGACCTGAAGCTGGAGGAAGAGGCGCAGATCCTCAAAGGCGACGGTACAGGCGAAAACCTGAACGGCCTGATGACCCAGGCAACCAACTACAACACCGCGCTGAGCAAAGCTGGCGATACTGCCATCGACTTGGTCCGTCGATCCATCTACCAGGTGCGCAAGCAGTCGCAAATGTCCGCCGATGGTGTGGTCATGACCGAACTGGACTGGATGAACATCGAGCTGCAGAAGGATGGCGAGAACCGCTATCTGTTCGCCAACCTGCAGGGCCTGGTCACTCCAATCCTGTGGGGGCGCCCGGTGATCACCTCCGACAGCATGGACGAGGGCGACGGAGACACCGGCGGCGAATTCCTTACCGCCAACTTTGCGCGTTCTACCACGCTGTTCGATCGCATGTCGTTCCTGTTCAAGATGGGCCTGATCAACGACCAGTTCATCAAGAACGAGCGCGCGCTGCTGGTCGAAGAGCGCCTGGGCCTCGGTGTCCGCCGCCGCGAGGCGCTGGTCAAGGGCCGGTTCCCGACCGCTGCCTAATCCACCACCCCCGACCAAGGGCCGGCTCAGCGCCGGCTCTGTCGTTTCTGGAGGCAACATGAAAATCAAGATTCTGTGGGGCTTTGTCGGCAACGGTGCGTTGCTCGGCGCCGACTCGAACAAGGTCAAGGCTGGCGCAACTTTCGATGACGCGGATGACGAGTACGCCCACACCCTGATTGGCAAAGGCCTGGCCGTCGAGGTTGACGCGAATGGCAAGCCGCGGGTGACGAAGCCGAAGGAAACCAAGCCTGCGGCACCCAAGGAAGACAAGGCTGCTGCCGAGAAAGCCGCCGCTGAGAAGGCTGCAGCAGAAAAAGCGGCAGTTGAGAAGGAAGCCGCCGAGAAGGAAGCGGCCGAGAAAGCGGCTGCTGAAAAGGCTGCCGCAGAAAAAGCCGCGGCCGAGGCCAAGTAAATGCTCGACCTGGCCACCGTGAAAATGCACCTGCGGGTCGACGGCGACGAGGAAGATGCCTTGATCGGCGGCTACGTCGCGGCGGCTAAGGCCCATGTCGAGCAGCACTGTGACCGCAAGCTGGTAGAGACCGACCCGGTTGAGCCCGAGGAGATGGGGTTGACCGGCGATGTCGAGCAGGCCGTCCTGCTGCTGGTCGGCCACTGGTACGCCAACCGTGAGGCTGTTGCTGTAGGCACTATCGCCACGGCCATGCCGCTCGCCGTCGAAAGGCTGCTCTGGTACAGGAAGCGTTTCTGATGAAAGCCGGACCCATGCGGCACCGCGGCATGCTGAGCAAGCCGGAGCGCGTGCAAAACAAAACCGGGGGCTTCGACCAAGTATGGGCTGATGTCGGGAAGGTATGGGCCGAGATCACCATGCCCACGGGCAGGGTGTCACCAGTAGCTGAGCAGATTGAGGCCGTTATCAGCGCTGAGATCCGTATCCGGCCTCGTTCTGATGTTGTCGCCGGCTGGCGATTCACAGAATTGCATACCGGCGTGACATACAGGATCGAGTCGCCGCTACTCAACAACGAACGGGACATGCTGAGGCTATTGTGCTCCAGCGTCCCCAACCCATGAGGTGAAACATGAAAATTCGAGCATTGGGCCCGCTGACGGGCGCCTCCGGCGAGCGCGAGAAGGGCGAAGAGTTCGAAGTAGTGAGGGAGTATGGCGAGGGCCTGATCGCCCGCGGCTATGCCGAGGCAGTCGAGGAAAAAGCCGCCAAGCCAGCGAAGGCCGACCAGGCCAAGGAGTAGCGCATGAAACGCCGGTCCAGCATCCGCGGCGATATCCGACTACGCCGGACGCTGCGCAACATCCACCGGACGATGGATAACGAGCTCAGGCCGGAAATGGAAAAGGCGGCTAACCGCATCCTTGAGACGCAGCGGCAGCTGATGCCAAAGGACACCGGCGCCGCTGCCGCTGCGCTGAGGATATACGTCTCGCCCAGCGGCCTAGATGCTCAGATCGGCATACGCGGTAAGCGCGACAACCGCAAGTTTTTCTACCTGCGCTTCATCGAGTATGGGACCAAGGGCTACATGGGCGGCAAGCGTGCTGGCGACCGCAACCGGCGCGTCAGCAACAAGAGCGATGGCACCCACTTCTTCGGCAAGTACCCGGACATTCCGGCCAGGCCGGCGCACC